GAACTTTCAGTATGATCTACTCCTATCTATATAGTACCACAACCCAACATGTATGTAAAGGTGGCTAAAATGAATTCAATTTTGATTAGTCCATCATACCTTAATATACTCTACCACACCCAAAGCATAAGTAAAGGTGACTTGTTAACAGCATTTACAACTAAGAGTATCTATGTTGTAGTATAAATCTTAGAAAACCTATTTACGCGTATGCTTGTTTGTGATATAGATTAACTATAATAACTTAATTGCTGAGAAGAGGGTGGAATGATTAAGTGAATATTCTTCATTTTGCCCCATTTCGCCCTCTTCTCATTAGGGCAATATGAAAGGATTCTACATAGAAGTCACAAATAACCTTCTTGAACCTAAACACACAAAACAGATGGGGACAGCTGTCTGGGAATTTATGTGGTGTTTAGATAAAATTACATTAATCGACGAAGAACAAATAGGTTGGGTGTATAACAAATCACCTATAAATCTCGAAGATATTCGAACAGAGATAGGCAGATCCGTTGTGCATATTTCAAGGAATCTTAACAAATTAAAAAATTGTGAATATCTGAGATTGATTCATACTCCGAGAGGAATCATAATTGGGGTTAACAAAGCAAAAAAGAGGTTTAACAATAGCGTTAAACCAGGTTTAACAAAAGCGTTAAACCACTCTATCAAAAGCGTTAAACCTACTACTATATACAGTAGCAATAATAACAGTAGCAATAATACTATGTCGTCTAAAGACGACGAGGAGAAGAAACCCTTTTCTTTTAAAGAGAAACTAAAATCTTTGTTAGAAGACGAAAAGAGGAAGGATTCACAGATTATCGCGAATTACTGGAAACTTCAAGGCATAACATTTGAAAATGGCGAACAATATCTCCCGGGATTTAAAAGAGAATTGCGACCTGTTAGAAATCTATTGGGTTATCCATTAGATAGAATCTTAGAAGTTATGCGATGGATGTCTAAGAATTGCGACTTTAGATGGACGTTAGAAACGGTTCATAAATACATAGACTACGATTTAACCAAGATCAAAACCTTTGGGGCAAAGGTCGATAATGATATTCAAGAACCAGAGTATTACAAGAGTTTTAAAGCAAAACTACAACATGCAGATAACATGGGTTAAAAAAAGAGTTTCTAACGCAGATTGGAGGTCATGGTTTTCACATGATTCAACTTATTGTTTTTTAGGGAAAGACGATTCAGGAGTATGGGTAGGATTCTTAATTCCTGGAGAATCAATTCCTATGACATGCGAAACCGTGTCTGACAATGAATTAAGACTTATTGATGATTATAGGATATCTCATAATATTTATCCTCGTCCTTTGAGTGACGTTAAACCAATATTACAAGAAGCATCTCAGAAATCGGAGAATACAATATTCTGAGATCTTAGATTAATTTGAAGAAATAATCAACGAAGATGGCTGGAGGAGCAAGGCGAGGAGCTGGACGAAAGTTCGGTTCTAAGACTAAAAAAACAATTGAATCAAAACAATTAAGAGACCGTCTTAAAGAGAAGGTTGCTGAGAAATGGGATCCTTTGATAGATTCACAGATAGATAAAGCAATCGGAATTGTGATAATGAAAACAGAAAAAGGATTTCCTGTTTTTAAAGATCAAGGTCCAGATCCTAATGCGTTTAGGACGTTAATTGAACAAGCGATTGGCAAACCTATTGCAACATTCGAAGAAATTGGTGATCTAAAAACGAAGGAGTTAGAAATAATATCAAAGTTTCTTATTCAGTTTGCTAATGAAAAATATGATATCCCAACAAGAAATCTTCAAGACAAGACAGATAGTTAGCAAACTATTTAAGAATTCAAAGGGAGAACCTTTTATTCTTACGGATGGCCAAGCAGAATTATTCTCGCTTATTTACAAAAAGAAATATCCTAGAAATCATATTGAAACTCACACGAGATACGGGAAGTCAGATGTAGTTTCAATGGCAGTTTTATTACGAGTATCAACTTTCCCAGAAAAATGGGTTATTACTGCGGGAAACACCGATAAAGCAAGGATTATTATGCAATATGCAATCGGTCATATCTTCGATTCAGATTACACAAGATCACGATTCGTTATGGGAAAGGATGAAAGCGAGGAAAAAATAAGACGATATCGCAATAAAGACAGAATTAATTTTAGATTGGATAACGGCAAATTAGGAGAGTTATTTATTACGACAGCTGCAGGAGCATTGGGATTCGGAGCACCGAATGTCATCGAAGATGAATCAGGGTTAATTGTGACAACTGATCATGCATTAGTTATGAGAATGTTGGGAGATCAACCCGAAAACTTTCTTGTCGAAATTGGAAATCCATGGCCTGAAGAACATTTTATTAAATCATTCGAAGATCCGTTATATCATAAACTTATCATTGATTATACACAAGGCGTCAGAGAAGGCCGTTTAGCTCCAGAATACATTGATGAAATGAGAAAACAACCGTTCTTTGACGTTCTCTATGAATGCAAATTTCCAAAAGAAGGAATAATAGATGAAAAGGGTTGGGTTCCTCTATTCACAAAAGACGAAATAGATCGAGCAATGATAGATTCGGCAATGGGATTCGGAATCAATAAGTTAGGAATTGACGTAGCAGGAGGAGGAAGAAACTTTAGCGTTATAGTTCAAAGAAGAAGTAATATTGCAAAAGTAGTTCACAAAACATTAGATGCAGATACAATGAATCTTGGAGAAGCGATAATAGGACTATGGAAGAGAGAAAAAATAATAAATGCGGATATATTCATTGATAAGAATGGAATAGGAAAAGGACTTTACGATCTGCTTAATAGAGAAATCACCGGCATTTATGGGTTAAACGTGGGCGAGAAAGCAACATCTGAAATAGAGGAACAAAGATTTACCAATATGCGAGCAGAATTAGCCTGGAAGATGAGGGAGTGGCTCTTGGCAGGAGGAAAATTAGAAAGAAACGAAGATTGGTATCAATTAACAAAATTAAAATACAGAGTTAAATTAGAAGGCAGACGAGGAAAGATGCAATTAATAAGCAAAGAAGACTTATTAAAAGACGGAATACAGAGTCCAGACGTAGCAGACGCTTTAATGATGACGTTCAGAACATTCGACATTCCACCAATAGACGAAGAAGTAAGAGAGCGAATGGAGGTAGAGAATAATAAGTTTGATCCGTTTAATCCTTTTCCAGAAATATGACAAATCCACTAGAACAAACATCAAAACTCATAACAGAACTAAGAAAAAGGTTAGGGTCTCTTAGTATAGAAGATCTTAAAAACCTAGACAAACCAATGTTAACGGATGTAGAGTTAAACGCTAGGGCAGGAGATACAGAGATCTTTTACAAGAATCACTTTAAACAGATATTAGAACTTTTGATATACAAACAACAGATAGCGATTAGCGACACAGCACAGACCATTGAACAGGTGGCACTTGGGAGAGGAACAATCAATGGACTTTACTTAATACAAGAATGGTTTGAAGAACAAATAGGTATTTCAATGTCGAGATTTGACAAAGAAGAAAAGAGTGAACCAGGTGAAATAGTTTAGACATACACAAATTATAACAGAGAATATTGGACTTCGCTGTTTTCGTGTTCAGCGTCAACAAAAGCACAGTCAAAGGTCGAGAACTAATAAATTAACTTAAATAACATGCAATTATTTGATGAGAACGGGAATGCTGTTGAAGCATCAACGCCCGAAGAAGTAGAAAAGAAACTAGACGAAATACGACAAGGCGCCATAGAAGAAGCTAATCAATTACGACAAGAAGAGATAGATAACTTAACTTCTCAAATGTCGGAGAAGGAAAGGCTATTAGCAGAAAAGGAAGACGAATTATTAAAAGAGAAAAACAAAGACAAGAATCTTGCCGGACAAAGATTGGTTATAGGCGAAAAGAATGTTGCAATAGAAAAATTACAGTCAGAGATCAACGAATTGAAAACATCAATGACAACAGAGATTAATGGCATTAAAAGTAAAGGACAAGAGAAACAAATAGATGATATGATAGCAAAGGTTGCTGGAGATGATAAAGAATTAGCAGCAAAAATTAAGTTACACTATTCTTCTTTTGCTGGAATTCCTGAGACAGAAGAGAAAATAAAAGAAAGAATTGCTAACGCACACACACTTGCAACGGTAGGACGATCGGCAAATCCTTTGTCGTCTTCGATCTTGTCGTCTGCTGGTGGATCGGCAGATATTAATCCTGTTGGCGAGAAATTATCGCCTGAGGTTCAAGACTTCGGCAAGAAGATGGGTGTATCGGATTTAGATCTTAAGAAACATAAGTTGCTTTAATAACTTATTATAAACATGGAAGACACAATAAAAATAGATGAGTCGGTCTCTAAAACAGAACTTGTGGAATTGATAGCACAGGTTAGACAGTTAAGGGCAGACAATGAAATGCTCTTACAAGTTGCCGATAAAAAGCAATTAGGTCAATGGTATCAACGCAATGCGGGGAAGATACCAACTCAGGTAAAATTAAGAACGATGATGGTTAAGAAAGATTCTAAGGATCCGAATAGTCTGTTAGTTGAAAAGGTGGTTGTGGGATGGCAAAGTACAATGGACGTTCCACCTCAGATTGATCCTGCGACTGGACGATGGACAAACGAGATTCAGAAATGCAAGTTGATATTTGAAGACGGAGAGGTTAGTGAGGAAATGTTTCAAGTTCAATTCACACGCAACTACAAACAAGTACTTGCTGAAGTGAAACAAAAGATTACCGATGAAGAAACCGGCAATCTTGCGTTTAGGGTAGTGAGATTAGACAATGGGCGAGAGTACACTATCGGAGATCGGTTTATTAATTAAATAACTAAAATGGTTATTGTTAAAAGAGGTTCAGGTTACGCATTGCTTTCAAAGACAACTGGCAAGGTGTTAGGAAAACATCCTACTCGTGCAAATGCTTTGAAACAAGAAAAGGCGATTCAAATTAGCAAGGCAAGAAAAGCAGGACATAACATTCCAAAGAAATGAAAAACTTTATCGGCTCAAAAGAAATACAATATTCTGAACCACTAGACACAAAGACATTTTTAGGGAATAAACTGTTGCGAGTAACCTTTAAAGATTCGACAACAGAAGATATGCCGGAAAGCGTGTTTGATAAAGTAAAGACACAAAAAGCTACGGATCTAACGATATTACAGAAAGCGTATAATGATGTAATAGTTCCACAACTAATCGCAGTCTTATTAGAATCAGGAATTAGATTAGACTGGATAGAGAACACTTTGTCAAATACCTCGGCATCATTACAACAAAGTTTAGAAAAGGCAAGTGGTATTCTGTGGGGTAAGCCAAATTACGAAAGGACACTGGTCGATGTCCATGAAGTTCTAACGCAACAAAATGGAAAAGCAAGAACAGACACAACCGGAACTGAACAAGAACGAAATGAATCTTATACTCCTACTGCGCACAAAGCATAGGTTTGGGGAGATTATCATCATCATGCACGATGGCATCCCTCAGAGGGTTAAGAAGATAGAAACCTTTGATTCACTCCACGGTGATTTATCAATTTAATTAACAACTATGACAATAGAAGAATTAAAAGCAAAAGCGTATGACACATTAGCAACAATTGAATTCTTGCAAGGACAGTTGCGTGACATAAATAAACAGATTGGAGAAAAGATTACAAATGAAAAACCGATTGAGACGAAAGCTACACCGGAGGAAATTAAGAAATAGTTGCAAGGCCTTTACAAGGTTGTTTGATAGTGATATAGCAGAATTGTAGACAATTGAATATTTGTCCCACCTACTTAAAGGCGGACATTTCAGTCAGCATTCTCTAATACAGAATACTGATTTGAGTGTCCGCTTTTAATTATGTATCAGAGGATTTACCTAACGCAACCTCTGTAAAAAAACATAGCATTCTTCAACAGACAAGTTGTAAAAACATAATGCTGAGGTAAGGATTCAGGAGTCGATGAGTTCTTTGTAATAAAACAATATACAGAAATGGCATTCATAAAAAAATCAGGAAAAACCAAGTTGGTTCCATTACCTTGGACCACTGGACAAACTATCACTAAAGGTAGTTTAGTCTCGTGGACGTCAGGGAGGTTGGTTCCAGCTGGATCATCTACAGAGGGCTACAACATGGAAGGCGTCATTAGGGAAACTATTACATCAGCAAGTGATGTATACACTACCAATGGCAACGTCATGGTTGAGGTTCCTGTGGAGAAAGATGTCAAATGGATTGCCGATTTTACGACAGGTCTCTTAGTTACAGATCTTGGAGCGCATTGCGACATTACTAACGGATATACCGCTAATCGTGCTGCAAGTTCTCTAGATATTTGTAAGATCATAGGATTTACTTCTTTGACCAAAGGGACTGTCGTTCTGAATATTGGTTCAGGTGCAATTAAAGGACAAGCTTAAACATGGAATTAAATACAATTTCTTTATCTGATTTCACTAAGCTAGCCAATGTTATCTGGATCAAAGGATTCGAATCGGTTGACCCTGCGATGATTAACTCCGGTTTGGTCAAAGTGATGAACATCGATGAGAATACTGGAAATACCAGAGAGTTCTCAGAGATAGACACCAACGAATACCTCTCCTACAAGGGCGAGGGAGATCAAGCTGCAAGAGGTAAGGTCCAACAGGGTTATTCCAAGACAATGACCAAATACAGGGTTGCTGAAAATATCGGTATCACATACGAAATGCGAACCGAGAATAAGTATCCTGAAGTAGTTGGTCAGTTAACCGGTGCTGGTAGAAAAGGAGCCAATACAATGGATCTCGATTTATCACATCGTTTCACCTTTGGAATAGCAGGTTCTTACACCGACAGAGATGGTAGGACGATTGTCACCACAACTGGTGATGGTCATTATTTATTCGACACTGATCACTCCTTAGCAGGTTCGGCCACAACCTACAGAAATAGGTTAGCGAACAATCCTCAGCTCTCGAAAGGAGCTTTGGAAGCTATGGAAAGATTGGTTACGGAAAATACTTACAATCAATTAGGTGAAAAGAAAACTGCAACCTTCGACATTCTATTCACGACTGACGATCCAAACTTGGTTAACACCGCTAGAGAGTACTTAAGATCAACAGCAAGCCCAGACGCACTTCATGCTGGCGTAATCAATAACTATCAAGGCAAATATAAACACGTTATATTGCCTCGGTTAGCGACTACTGCCGCTGGAGCGCCTGATAGCACTAAGAGGACTTATTGGGGAATCGCTTCCTCGGTTATGTCTTCATTCTATCTAGGAGTTTGGGAACAACCACACTTAGTGGCGCCTGCTCCAAATACTAATTCTGAAGATGTCCAGACAGATGACTGGGAGTTCAGAAATAGAGCTGGATACGGTATCACCATTGTGGGAGCTGCTTGGGTGAAGTTCTCTTCTGGAGATGCAGTTGCTTAGTATTTCTTCTTGTGAAAGAACCTTGCCCCTCGGGGCGAGGAGAGGTCATCCACTTCGGTGGAAGTACCCAAAGGAGGTGACCCCTCCCCGCTCTAAAAGCGGTGTCGCTTAAACGCCGACAGAAAAGCGTAAAGGTCGAAACGTAATAAAATAATATCGTTATCTGAAGTTATCACTTGTTCTTCAAACGAGTGTAGGAAGGAGGTGGACTTTAGAATACGAATAATAAAATGCCTTATAATATAAATTCTGGTTATGGAGCGGTTTCAGCCCATTCCGTAACTGGTGCGAGTGGACCTATTGGAAAAACATTTCACGTTTGTAAAGCAGGGTCGAATGCCTATGCTTATCTTTCGGCTTTGTATCCAGTAGATTCAGATGGAGTAGTTAGAGTATATGCGGCAGACGGAGTTGCTGATGAGGTAGAAATTCAAGCAGCCATTGATGCAGCAAAGGGCGGAACAAATGCTTATGTTTTTGTGTATGCAGGAGCTTACACATTAGCAGCCGCAATAACTATGGCTGGAAAATCATCATTGCACTTAGTTGGTGTGAATGGTGGTGGTTGTGATGTAGGTTGTGTGGGAGCTGCGGCTTTAACACAAGGTGGAAGTTGTGCAGTTGTAATTATGGAAGCTTATGGTGAATTGACAGGTTTCCAAATCATAAACAAAGCAGGTTATCCAGCAGTAACAATGGCTGACGGAAAATGGAGGGCAAATATCCATCATAATTATTTCCATATGACTCAGGGAACTGCCTGCAACATTATTGATTGTGCTGGAACTGGTATGGCTCACGGTTATATTTGCAACAATAAGTTCCAAACTTATGTTGGTGGTGCCATTACTTCAGCTATTACTGTTTATGGAGCATTTTCTGTTACAATAGCCAATAATTGGATTAACAATCATAGTGGAACAATGGATGTTGGTATCGAACTTAACGCAAGTGCACAGGCAATGATAGTTAATAATATCGTTTCAGATGATGGTGGAGCAGGAACAATAACAGTAGCTATTGCTCTTGGTGGTAGTGCAATGAATACGGCAATAAACAACAGAGTAGCAGTTCTTTCTGGTAGAGGATTTACTGGTGGAACAGTCAACCGTTCATTTGTAGATAACAGAGATGCTGCAGCTGGTGGAGAAACCTGCATAGAAACATAATATGACTACTCAAACTCTATCAATCAAGTGTTCAAGATGTTCTGGAACTGGAATTGACGACAATGTCAATCCATCAGTTTCTTGTGCGGGTTGTGGAGGAGATGGTTATGTTGAAAGTTCGCTGATAGATACGACGGAGGTTATGAATGAATTAGATTGGTTGAAGAAAAAGATTAAGAAGATTCTCAAAAAGTTAGAGATAGAGGAAGAAGATTAGCACTTGTGGGGCTAACAGTTCTTACTGGCTCTCTGTAAAAGAACCAGAAATAATAACATGAAACTATTCAAAACATTAAAAGCATATAATCAGAAAGAAGCAGTAGATACTGTATTCGGATTCGGACTATTAAGGGCGAAGGATTATGAGAATGATATTTATGGACAT